GCCAGCATCACCGCCCCACAACGCCCACGCGATCCGGCCATTGCTCGGGAATCCGTCTTCGCCGGGACTGAACCCCGTGCCCTTTTTGTCAACCTCGTGACGTGCAAAGAATGACACCATCCGGCTCACAGTCTCTGGCGACAGACTCTTTCCGTTTGCAATGTCTCGTGCTCGTGCAATGCCGACCGGCGTTCCGCCGCGTCCGTGCTCGCTGCGCCAATCCAGACCGCGCTGTGCTTCCTCTCTCATGCCTGCGGATGGTGTCAAATCCACGTCCGACAATGCGGCTTCAATGTCAGACTCACCCTCAGCATCCACCTGCTGCAATTCTGCGTCAGTCACACCGTTGCCCAATGCATCATCAATCAACGCCCGAGACCGCTCAGGACTCAGGCCGATCGACTGCAAAGTCTGGTCTGCCATGACCTGCGATATCTCGCCGGATGTCAGGCTGTCTAGTGTCTTGCGTATTCGCTTCTGATTGTTCGTGAATGCCCGCTGTCCGATCGTCGTGTATTCACCAGCAGCCGCAGCGGGGGTTTGCTGCGGGGCTGCTGGCGCTTGCTGTGCCACGTTCGCAAACGGGGCCAACATTTCCTCGATGTTTGCTGTGGGAATCAGCGGGAATGCCGACCGAATCAGGGCCTTTGCGGATGCTGCCGGAATGACTCCTGCAGCCACCTGCCCGATAATGGCAACAATGCTGGTGACTTGTGCCCCGTTCATTGCGGTGTCAGCAACTGCCGTGCTGGATGTTGTCACGGTTGTGTCAGTCGGCACGCCGGGAGCCTGTGGCGTTCCAGTCACCGAATACACCTGCGCGAAAACCGCCTGTCTGTAAGTGGGTGCGGGCACACCAAAATCCGCAGCCGCTCGTTCTGATTCTGTTTGCCAATCGGCACCGCGTCTGGCGTACTCTTCCGATGGACTGCTCAATCCGGCCTGCATCCGCAGCAGTGCCGCGTTTGCAGATTCCACCGCGTCCAGTTCGGGTAACGGTGGCCAGTGCCATCGGTGCTCAATCTCGCCGATCGGTGGCAGTCCAGCCAGCAGGCCAGGGGCGAAGATTGCCGACTCAAAAAACCACCGCAACACTGGCTCCAGCATTGCCACTTCGATGCGGTTTTGTTCGACTCGAACTTCCGGCTCCCAGACGTTTTTCATGTCGCCCTTGAAGGACGAAAAATTCGCGTCTTTACCAGTGCCTGCTGCCAGCGTGTAGGGCATGTTCGTGCAACGGCAGAAGCTTTGCAGGGCCTGCCGCTGAAACATCTCGTAAAGCGGTCCCGGTTGCTTCGGCTCGACCTGTCCGATTTCCCAGCCCGCCGGCAGCGTGGTCAGCATGTTTCGCGTTAGTTCAATTTCCGCGAAGTCTGCCGGGCTGTCTGCGGGATCAATCGCCGGCGAGTTGCTCTTGAGATACATGGCAAAGTTTGCCGCCGTCTCTGCGGAATACAGCGTTGCCAGTTCCTGCCGTCGCATGATTGGCAGTGTCTGCAGTGCTGGTGTAACTCGCGGGATGCCTCGCGTTTGCCCCGGTCGCTCAGCTCGGAATAGGTGCGTAACATCAACGCCCGCCCGATACCAGTGGCCCTGCAGCGTTGACCGCATATACGCCGGCCCGCCAGGGTGGTGGTCCAGCACATAGACAAACAGTTCATTCGTGCTGCGGTCAAACCGGATGCCATCGTCGCTGTACGGGTCGCCGTGCGCCGGTGCGTCCCACGGTGCTTGAATCTGGTCTGCCTCGATCAACCGCACGTCCAGCGAAACGCCAGTTGTAACAAGCGGATGCTCGGCCCGCATTAAAAAGACTTCGCCGTCTCGCCAGTAGGCTTCCACGGACTGCCGCAGGATGTCGGCAAAATCGATCCGCCGGCACCATGACGCCCATGCTCGCTCAACACGCCGATCGGCTTCCGGGTTGCCAGTCAGCAACTGCAAACGCGGCCCCGCACCGCCGCAAATATGATTCACCGCAGTCCGCAGGATACCCGCATACCATGAATTATTCTCGGCCTCATACCGGCTGCGGATGCGTACCACTTTCCGGACTGCAGGCGACAGTGCCGCCCGTGCGCTGAGATTGTCAGCCGATGCCCAGTGTTTGCGATTCTCGGCTGAGGTCTGCGCAACATCGAACTTGGCCCGGACTGGTACGGGCTGCGCGGTCTGTCTGCGATTGCTTCGCCGTCGCGCCATTAGTTGCCCCCCGGCGGCACGATGCGAAGAATTGACTTCTTCAGGAATGCCGCAGGCGATTGCGTAGCGGTCTTGCCGCTCAGGTATTTGTCGGCTTCGATCAGCTCAGACAAACTACGATTACTGACGCTCACGCCATCATTCGAAATGCTGGCTGGCTTCAGTGCATCAGTGGCAAGTTGTTCCGCTGGTGTGGTCATGCTGTAATAATGGCACACCACAACCGTAGCCGAAACATCATCGCGGCATTAGTGCCAACTACTGCAGCGGTTCGTTGAATTTTCCCCGCCGCTCACGCACTGCAACAATCCGCTCTGACGTGGTGTTGATCCGACCGCAGGAAGGGCAATGCCGTTCCCGAAGAATGAACCCTGGCGTGGTCCGGGTGTGCTGCACCCGCGTCAGCACTTCGCCGCAATGCTGGCAGGGCAGACCACCGGGAAGTTGAAAGACGCGCTCAGCCACGGACACCACCGGGTAGTGCAAATGTCCGCCGCTGTTGTTTCCCTGGTCTCTCATTTGCCACCCCCACGCCGCAAATACTCGCGGCCACGTTGCACCCGACGAAACAGTCCCACCAGTCGTTATCACGCCCGACCAGTGCTTCCCACGCTACGCCCGTGGCTCCATCATAGCTGATTGCTTTCGGCACTTCTGCCGTAAGATGCTCAGCCAGCAAACGGTTGGCCCGTTCATCATCACCAGGCAGCAACACGGCAGACGGCGCCCCGATCGTTGTGAGTAGTCTGCGGGCTGCGTGCGACTTCCAGACGTTCACGTCATAGTGAACGTGGGGCAGGCCCTCGCTGCGTTTCTCCAGCCAGTAGGCCCCGTTCTGCCGGTCTCTGTGTTGATCGCCCCACAGATGCACCGGTTTACGTCCAGGCTTTGGCGCGAATCCCTTTGACGGCCTGATGCGGTTTCTGTTCGGGCTGCTTGCGACCTGTGATTCAATGCGGGGTTTCTGCCCGCCGTCCGACCAGTCCTTCAAGATCAAATCCAGCTGCGGAAACCGTGTCAACAAATCCCGCTCAAGCTCATTGTGCGCGTGGGCGAATTGCTCTTCCCATGACGCCCCCGGCAATTCCTGCGATAGCCTGCGGACCAGATCGGATTTGTAAAATATCGGCCTGCCCTGATCCGGCCATGTCCCGTAGTCCACAACCCAGCCGCTGAAGTCGCGTTCCCACGCACAGACCATCCACCACAGAACCTGATCCGAACTGTCCACGAATGCCGTCAGATAGCTGGCAGACTGTGGCACCGTGCCCCGCTGAATGCGACTCAGCCGCGTGAGAATTGCCGGCGCCTCCAGCCGTATCCCGCTGCTGTTGACTGGCGCTGTGCCTTCCTGTTGAATCTCTCGCCGGAAGAATTCCGGGTCCAGTGCCCTGATCGTCATCATGGACTGCAGCGCCGTCAGCTCGTCCGGCAGTTTGTCCAACTCCCAGGCAACCTGCCCGCCCGCGTCCATGTCGGCCTTGTTCTGCCGATAGAATTCCTGTGCCTGCTGCTTGCCTTCTTCGGGTGTTGCACCCTGCCCCAGCTTCGCCGCGTAAATGTCCCACAGGTCTGACCGCTCTGGAAATTTTATAACGCTGCGGTGCTTCTGCCCGAACCAGTCTGCGTGGCGTTTGCGGTCCAGAAAACGCTCGGTCAAATCCTGATGCTGCCGGACTGTGCAAACCATGATTGCAGCGATTTTTTGCCCCAGGCCAGCCAGCCCCATGAACGTCTTTGTGATCTGCTCTTCCCTCTCTTCCGTCATCAGCGGACTCTGTGCAGACTGCGGCGTCTGAACGTCGTCAAAGATCAGCAGATCCGGGCGCACGCTGACGCCCTCACGATCAACGTAAGAAAGCCCGGAAACGTCGGTGGCCATCAGGCTGTAAGGTGCGACGTGTACCTGACACGATGGCGCCGTCAGGATGTCGGGAAAGACAATGCGGCCCCGCTCGTCCTTGGGGTGCAATGTCAGCAGACGGCCAGCCAGTCGGAACTGTTTTTTTGGCTGTCGCCATTTCATCAACAGCGGCGTCAGCTCCGGGAAGTCGGCCTGAAGATTCTGCGATGCTGCCATCAACGCGAAGAAATTTTCGCGGTGCTCGTTTGCTTTATCGTCGGTTGCACCCACCAGCACGATCAGCCGCCGGTGTCCGTAGATTGCTGCCCAGATTGCAGCCGCTCGGGCGCAGGTGGATTTGAGACCGCCACGTCTCACCGCGTGTGCCTCTTTGGCTCCGCTTAGAATGACGTGCTGAAAACGCTCCAGCATTGTGACCTGGTACGGTGCCAAGCTCAAATAGAACGTCTGCGGGAAGTATTCCAGACAGAAGGCCCGCAGGTCAGTGCGGCAGCGTTCCCGCCGTGCCCGGTCTGCAATGCCCGGCAGCGGTCCGATTTCCTGCGATGCCGCTGTCCGTGCGTTGATTGCCTCGGCAGTCTTGCGGCTCCGCTCACTCGCATAATCGCCCGCCGTCAGTTGCGGCTGCAGTTGTGCGATAACCGCGTCCAGATCCTCAGTCGGCAAAGTCTCAAGAAACTCGGCCAGCTCGGATTCGCTCAGCGATTGCAAGTGTGCGATTTCGTCGGTCGTCAGTGTTCCGGTTGTCAATTTGCACCCCTACATTGACTACCTGAGTTTGCTGCGGCTTCGGCGTGTTCTGTTCGTTCATGGCCAGCAGGCACTTCACCGCGGCCAGCTTTTCGCGTGCGCTGCCCTCATGCAGGATCTTGGCAATCACGACCCCCGCTTTCTCGAAGACCACCTCGGGGATCTTCCAGCCCTTGCGGACGGCCTGCGCCACGGACTGCAGATCCCCACGCACGTGCGCAGGTTCGGTAAATAGTTCGGGTGTGCTCATTCAGCCACCTCGTTTGTATGGAGCGTCCGGGTCGGATTCGCACCGCCCCCTTCTGGCTGGTCGCCAGACGTGCCGCTGTCTTCACTTCGGACGCGTGGTTTGCCTTTGTACATACCGGCCCCACGCCGGTCAATCTCTGAGAATGGAAGAATTGGAACCGTCAGCCGTTCGCGTGCGGATGGATCGAGGAAATAGATGTAGCGGAGTTGGTAGCCCTTCAGTTTTTCGGCTCCGTTGCTGGCAAACCACTGCATACTCGATCCGCCGCGTGTCTCGCTTGCGTATTGCATTGTGCCAATTCCCGGACGTAATGAGGATGATGCCACCGTGCCCTTACCTGGTACTGCCCAGATTTC